GTGAAGCCGTTCTACCGCTCTATGTACTGGGACAAGGTAAAGGGCGACGACCTGCCCGTAGGCGTTGATTACGCTGTTTTTGACTTTGCGGTGAACGCAGGGGTTAGCCGAGCCGCAAAGTTCCTCCAGCGGGCCGTGGGGGCGGTGGATGACGGCGTCATCGGCTCTGGCACTTTGGGCCAAGTGGCTAAAATTGATCCATCCAAATTGCTGGACAATTTTGCCAACCAAAAGCAGCGTTTTTACAACGGCCTTGCCACCAACGACCCGTCCCAGCAAAAGTTTTTGAAGGGTTGGCTGGCCCGTGTAGACCATGTCCAAACTGCCGCTGAATCTATGCTGGCATAACAGACCCTTCAACCTTACAATCGCTGTAAACAAGGATTGAACAATGACAGTCGCAGCCGTAATGACATATGACTCTCTGGTCGATGACATCCAAACCTATTTGGAGCGTACAGACGACCAGACGTTGGAGAAGATCCCGCAGTTCATCATGCTGGCGGAGCAGATCATCGCGGCTGAGATCAAATTTCTTGGCAACCTGACTGTTGTTACAAGCACTATGGTGGCGTCCGAGAACGTGATTCCCAAGCCAGCCCGCTGGCGCAAGACTGTATCAATGAACGTCACCGTGGCTGGTAAGCGGTCTCCTGTGCTGCTGCGCACCTACGAGTACATCCGAGAGTATTGGCCAAGCCCAACGTCAACAGACGTTCCCTTGTACTTTTGCGACTACGACTACGAGCATTGGTTGATAGGCCCTACACCCACATTGGGCTACAACTATGAGGTCCTGTACTACGAGCGCGTGCAGCCCTTGGACACCTCGAACCAATCTAACTGGTTCACCCAGTACGCGCCACAAGCGCTGCTGTACGGCACTTTGCTGCAAGCCATGCCGTTTGTCAAGAACGACGAGCGCATGCCTATGTGGCAAAGCAACTACGACAGAATTATTGAAGTCCTGAAGGTAGAGAACGTCACCCGTGGCGCTGATCGTCAGGCGATTGCGAGGGATTCATGAGCTTTACAAGTCCATTTACAGGTCAGGTCATTCAACCGACTGACGTCTCATACCGCAGCATCACGCTTAGTGCGGACTCAACGCTTTCTTGGCCAATCAACGGCAGCGCTACTGACAATGCCGCAGCTCGGGTCATGGACGTCACGTCTCTCTCAAGCGGCTTGGTCCTTGCTGGTGTCACCGTCACAGGCACGGGCGGACAGTGCTCTTGCACCACGACCCCCAGCCTGTTTGTTGGGCAGGCAGTTGTTGTTACTGGGATCTCTACGGGGACTTCAACAGGCATAACCACCGGCAATACCTACTTCATCATTGCCACCAACGGCACTACGACCTTTACGCTGTCGGCCACCTTAGGCGGCGCTGCGGTGGCCACCACTGCTGGCACAACGACTGGCCTGACGTTCACGCTGGACTCGTTCACTTTGGATATGCCGCCTGCGAATCAGGCCTCTGTTGGTATTGACGCGCTGTTTCGCAACGTCGGGTCTTACACTTTTACCGTTAGGGACTACGTTGGAGGTACGATTGTCACGATCGCCGCAGGTGAGGCAAAGTACATCTACCTGACCAGCAACGCCACCACGGCGGGCACATGGGGCCTCATAGCCTTTGGCGTAGGGACATCAAACGTAGACGCTGCCACCCTTGCAGGGTTTGGCCTCAAGGCTATCTCCAACACCCTAAACGCTGCCAATGAGGTCAGTACCTTTGCGTCTAGTTATACCGCGCTGACCACTGACCGCGCATCAACCTACGTCTGGACGGGCGGCTCTGGAACGCTAACTCTTACCTCTGCCGTGACGTTGGGCAATGATTGGTACATGATGGTCCGCAACGGCGGAACTGGTACTTTGACCATCGCGCCTGCTGGCGGCATCTTGATCAACGGCGCGTCAACAATTGCCTTGCAGCCTGCCGACTCCTGCGTAATCTGTTGCTCTGGCGCTGCCTTCTTCACCGTCGGTTTGGGTCGCAGCACTCAGTTTAATTTCACCCAGTTGACCAAGGCTGTGGTGACTGGCAGCTACACCTTGACCGCCTCAGAGGCCGCAAACACAATTCAGAAGTACACGGGTACGCTGACTGGCAACGTGACTGTGGTCCTGCCCCAAACGGTGCAGGTGTACTACATCACCAACCAGACCAACGGTGGTGGCCCCGGATACCAGATTACCTTTACCACAAGCGGAGGCGGCGCTACGGCCACCATCCCCGCAGGCCAGCAGGTGATCTTGCTGTGTGACTCGGTCAACTTGCTCAACGCCTCTACGATTGCCGCTGGTGCGGTAAACGTGTCCTTGGTGGACGGCACGGTGGGCGCTCCGTCGCTAAACTTTGCGACTGAGACGTCAACAGGTATCTACCGCCCCGGCTCGGGTGAGTTCGGCATTGCAATCTTGGGCGTTAAGCTTTTTGGGTTGACGTCTACAGGGCTGAACATACCGGGCACGGGTAACTTTACTGGGGGTGTTCAGGGCGGGACCTTCTAATGGCGGCTAAGGTCTTTTCCCTCGACACGCAGCCGGGCATCCAGCGCGACGGCACGGTATTTGACAAGCAGTTCTACAGCGACGGCGAGTGGGTGCGCTTCCAGCGCGGACGCCCTCGCAAGATGGGCGGTTTCCGCGTAATTTCGGACCAGCTCACGGGCCCCTCACGCGGGATCTGGGTAAACGCTCAGAACGCATTCACGTCAATTTTCAGCGGCTACAACGACGGTCTGCAAGTTCTGACCATTGACAACAACGGAGTCGGCGCTGGTGTGGGTAACTTCACCCTGTCCAACTTCACGCAGTCTGACCTAAATCTGTGGCAGTTTGATGGTTTCTACGACGTAGCGGGAACGGGCTTGCAGTCCTTGGTCGCGCATCCGGGGCAAAACCTCGCCTCCATCGGAAACGACAACAATACCCCAGTGCTGATTGGCGACAGCACCGCGCTAACTATGAGCCAAATTGGCGTGTTTACTGCTACTGGCACAACAACAAATTTAAGCACTACGGTGACTTTGGCGGCGGCAAACACCCTGATCGGCGCTGGTCAAACGGTAACTGGCGCTGGCATACCCGCCAACACCACGGTGGTGTCTATCGTTACGACCACGCTGGTGTTGTCCAACGCCGCCACGGCCTCTGCTACTGTGACGCTGACCTTCAACAACAACATCTCGGTGTCTGGCGGGGTCGTGTCCCTGCACCCGTACTTGTTCGTGTACGGCAACAACGGCCTGATTCAGAACTGTTCGGCAGGCAACACCAACGACTGGGTCTCTGCGGACGCCAACGCGGTCAATGTGGCCTCTGGAAAGATTGTCCAAGGGCTACCCGTCAGGGGTGGATCAAACGCGCCTTCTGGCCTGTTTTGGAGCCTTGACAGCCTAATCCGCGTGTCGTTCATTGGTGGCGCTGGAACGCCCCCTCAATACTGGCGCTATGACATCATCAGCAGCCAGTCGTCAATCTTGTCTTCGCAGTCGGCTATTGAGTACGACGGCGTCTACTACTGGTGCGGCGTTGACCGCTTTTTGCTGTACAACGGTGTGGTCAAAGAGATTCCCAATACCATGAACCAGAACTACTTTTTTGACAACCTGAACTATGACCAGCGTCAGAAGGTTTGGGCAACAAAGGTTCCGCGTTTTGGTGAGATCTGGTGGTTCTACCCCCGTGGTGATGCAACCGAATGCACCGACGCCGTCATCTACAACGTGCGTGAAAACACTTGGTACGACGCGGGCGAGGCCCGTGGTGCGCAGCGCTCCGCCGGGTACTTCTCGCAAGTGTTTGCTTTCCCTGTGGCCGCAGACTGGCATGTCAGCACCGCTGAGACCGTGTTCACCGACACTTTTAACGAGGTATCTGGCAGCTTTTTTCTGTTCAGCGACACCTACAACACTCAGGTTGCTTTAAATCAGGTCATCTCTGGCTCCAACATTCCTACAAGCACGACTGTGGTGGCCATCACTTCCAGCAACATCAAGACGGTTGGAGCAATCACGGGCGGCGCTGGCTACGTCAACGGCTCCTATACCAACGTAACCCTCACAGGAGGCTCAGGATCGGGCGCTAAGGCCACAATCGGCGTTGCTGGCACTGCCGTGACCACCGTGACCATTACGTCTCGTGGAGCGGCATATCTTGTGGGAGACGTCCTAAGCGCCACGGCGGCTAGTTTGGGTGGCACGGGGGCTGGGTTCTCAATTCCCGTAACGGCAATTTATGCTCAGGCAATCCAAATGTCGGCGGCGGCCACAGGAACAGGCGCAGCGTCATTGACCTTTTCCATTCCCCCAGACCTCATTGCAATGTTCCAGCACGAGATTGGAACTGACGAGATTGATGGCCAAAACGTCCGGGCAATTCTCAGCTCGTTTGAGACCAACGACCTGAGTTGGCTGGCCGGGGGGCCTTCACAGCAAGCGGCCGAGGGCAACAATCGCTGGCTTCGAATAGAGCGTATTGAGCCCGACTTTGTGCAGTCTGGCGACATGTCTGTGGTTGTGACTGGGCGGCCATTTGCGCAGGGCGAGGACAAGGAGTCCGATCCTTACGTTTTTGGACCCAACACTGGCAAGGTTGACATGCGCGAGCAGCGCCGTGAATTACGGCTGAGGTTCACCTCTGACGTTGCCGGTGGAAACTACCAACTTGGCAAATTGATTCTTAACGCCGAGATTGGCGACGTGAGGCCATATGGCCCTTAATCCTGCTCAAATCTATGACCCCCGCTACCACACGTTTGAGTCGTGGGCTTGCCTTATGTGCGAAATTTATGGCGCTCAAAACCTTGAGATCCCTAATGCCCAGACGGATTGGAAGCTCTGGGGCAATGGATTGAACGCAATTGATGTATTCTCTAACGAGGCTACACCCCGCACGGATCAGTACGAAAACTGGTTTGATTGGGCAGAGGCTATGGTGGCGGCAGTTAACCCGGCGACACAAACAACATGAACGCACAAAACATTTACGCAGTAATTGTTGCCGCATCCGGCACACCGACCAAGCCTTCCACCCAGTCGGTTGTAGCCACGATGACTTTTGTTTCGGCGTTGCCGTAAGGAGATAATTATGGGCGCACCGCAACCGTCACGCGTACCATCAAAAACTCTTCCTAGCCTGAGAGGTCAGGGGGTTAGGGTTAACCCCGCTTATACGGCATACGTTGCGGCACAAAAAGAAAGTGCTGATGCAAAAATTGCAGAGCAAAATAATATTAGGTCGGCTCTAATTTCAAAAGCACAAGATGCAATAGGCGGAACGCCAGCATGGGTTACCGCATATAACGCAGCCAACAAAGGTAAATCCGTTATTAGCCCAACAATATGGACTGATGGTTCGCTGCAATATGTAAGTAATACGTTAGAATATTACAACCCTTCTGGGCAATATGTTCATGGGTCGGATGCTGGATTCCCAAGTTTTTTTGATACGCTGGGGAATTGGGTTCGAGGCACTGGGGATATGTTGGCTGATACGGCTACAGACTTATCGCAAACGGTTATCAGTGGTGTAGAGGCAAGTCTTAAAAACCCCCTTACTCAAGTGGCGTTATCTATTGCTCTCCCCGGAATAGGAAGTGCAATTACCTCCCAGCTTGTAAGTGCTGGAATAATGACCGCTGGTGCTGCTGCAAATGCGGTGGGCTTAGGATTAGCTCAAGCAACTGTTAATATTGCACAAGGGCAAAAACCTGAAGACGCAATTAAAAATGCTCTTATAAGTACCGGGGTATCTATAGCTACTCCTAGTGTTAACGAAGCAATTAGTAAAGTTATAGACAACCCAACTATAAGAAATACTGTAGTTAATGCGGGGAATTCGGTAATTAGAACCGCCGCCGCCGGTGGGACTGAGCAACAAATAATAGATTCGCTTAAATCAAGTCTAATAAGCAGCGCTACTAATACAGCCGTTAATGGCGTACTTAAAGACGTTGATACTAATACCAAGCAGTTAGTTGGTTCTTTAGTTACTGGTGGCCCTAAAGCTGTAATTAATACTTTAATTAGTCAAGTTGGTCAAGAGTTTGGTAAAAATTTTACCCCAGATAAGTTACAAAATACATACGACAAGTACGTTGAAGCAACCGGCAAAGCTCCAACTCCAGAACAGTTAGGAAAAGCTCAAGAGGCGTCTGATGAATACCTAAAACTGTATGGTGAAGAACCAACTGCTGAAAAGCTAGAGCAAATAGTTACTGAGAATCAAAATAATGAAACAGCTAAGGCTGCTGGTTTTCCTGACCACGCCACGCAACAACAATATGACGGTAATTTAGAAAATTACACTGCCGATAAAAATGATGAAACAGCTAAGGCTGCTGGTTTTCCTAATTTTACTTTTTACCAACAATATGAAGGTAATTTAGAAAATTTTACTGCTGATCAAAATACAGCAATAGCTACTACTGCGGGTTTTCCTAATTACTCTACCTACCAACAATATGAAGGTAATTTAGAAAATTACACTACCGACCAAAACGATAAAACAGCTAAGGCCGCTGGTTTTCCTAATTTTACTTTTTACCAACAATATGGCGGTAATTTAGAAAATTTTACTGCTGATCAAAGAGCTGCCGACCTTAATTATACGGATGCAGATGAAATAAAAAGTTTGTTTGAGGAAAAAACAGGACGCCCAGCAACCCCAGAAGAAATAAAAGTTCTGGAAACATATATAGGCAAACCTGAATCTAACTACACGTCTGCAATCTCCGCAATAGCGGAAGGATCTAAGATAAGCGAAGGCGAGAGTGTTGCTGTTGAAAATCCAATGCCTTCCCGTGATCGCAAGCAAGTGGTCGAGGCCTCCATTAGTAATGCAAAGACCTTTGATGAAGCTTATGCGGCGGCTCGTGCTGGCTACGGTGCTGGCAAGACGTTTACTTGGAATGGCGAAAGCTATAGCACAAACACTCGCGCTGAAGATCCAAAATTAGCAGCGGCATCCGATGATATACGGATGAAGAGGATTAAGGACGCTCTTAACACTGACGGATCGCCTGACTCAATTACTGCTTTAAATAATTTTTTTGGTGACACATCTCCGCAAAGTGATGCAACTTTTCTTAAATCGTTAAATGAAAAAGTCCTAACTGGCGGTTACAAGGGAACCGATGAGGACGCTCTTCCGATAGCAAGGGCAACAAGTTTTCTTGGGCACTTGGGTGCGGCTGCTGATGTAGGGTTTGGACAGCAGCTTGAATCTCTTGCTGGGGCTTACTCTACGCTTACTGGAACAACTTACGCAAACCCTCTTGCAAATTACGGAAAGCTTCTTCAGCAATATGGAGAAAATTCATCTAATGAAACCATTAGCAGAGAAATGGCTTCAATAGAAAAACGTATTGATGAAATTGACTCAATGGATACTTGGGATCAGTTAAAGGCATATGGAAATTTAATTAAAGACAACCCTTTGGGGGTTGCCAATCATGTATTAATTGAAACGGTGCAAGAAGTTGCTCCTAAAGCGGCTGCTCTGACCGCCGCTGGTGCGGCTTTGTATGTAGGAGCTTCCGTTGGAACAGTTACAACAGTTGCCGCCCTTGCTTCCTCGGTTGTTGAGGCGCTTGAAGTTTTTGGTAGCAGTGGCAAAGAGGCATATACAACAGCTTACAACAAAGCAATAAAAAGTGGAGCATCTCCAGAAGACGCTGATGACTACGCTCAAAACAAAGCGGTAAATATTGCAACTGCTGATTCTTTGATTACATTAGGAACAGAATTTATTGGGGATAAGGTTACGTTTGGACTTGGTGTTAATACTGTTAAAAGCGCCATAGCTTCAACCACAAAGTCTTTAGGCGTTGGAGCTGCTCAAGAAAGTGTTGAGAATTTTTCTCAATCTTTGCAAGCTAAATTTCAGCAAAATGGATATGTAACCGACGCTGACGTTAAGCAGGCTAGTTCGCAAGCTATGTGGGGTGCATTTATTTCACCCGGCGCATCAGCCATGACAATGGGAACTGGCGTTGTAATAAATAACGCGGCTACGGTTGGTAAAGATGTTTTTGGCAATGCAATAACTTTTGCTGATTTGAAAAATGGCGAAAAAGACATTGACTACTCTAGTTTGCAGGGAAATAAAATAATTGCAAAGTCTGACAACGGGGCAGAGATAACGCTTGCCGGGTGGACTTCTGCCGCGTTAAGCAATGCAGGCTTAGACGTAAGCAATTATTCGTCCTTTATGCCGTCATCGTTTACTGATGAATCGGCTGTCGCTGTAACGCTGGAAGACGGAACAGAATTTACCGTTGGCAACATTGAAGACGTAACAGACAACAACACAAATATTTCAGGAATTGATTTTCTTAATGATGTTTCTAATTTGGATTCATCCCAGACCCTTGATTTGTACACGGATGAAGTCCTTAACGGGGACGTTCAGCTAGACAACGAAACGCGAGACAATGCCAATATTGCTGCTGACGCTGGCTTCCCTGACTTTGATGTATACAGTCAGTATGGCGGAGATATTGGTGCATACAAGGCGGACCAGAGAGACGCTGCAAATTTACTAACAGCCGAGTCGGCAGGTTTTCCTGACTATGCCTCATACACTCAATTTAACGGTAATTTGGCCGCTTACAACAAGGCTAATGATGATGCTGCAAACATCAGGAGAGCAGTAGATGCTGGGTTCCCTGACTACTCAACATTCTTGCAATATAACGGAATAATTGCTGATTACACGGCGGCAAAAACTGCCGAGACAAACAAGCTAACTGCAACCAACGCAGGCTTTCCTGACTACGCAACCTATACTCAGTACGGGGGAGACTTGGCTGCTTATACAACGGCTAAGAAAAACGAGGCAGACACAGCAAAGGCTATTAATGCAGGCTTCCCTGATTACGCGACTTATACACAATACAACGGTAATATTAGGGCGTATAACACAGCTCAAACAAACGCTGCAAACTTGCAAACTGCGACAGCCGCTGGGTTTCCTGATTACTCCACATACACCAAGTACAAAGGAGATGTAAACGCTTATAACGCAGCTCAAACAAAAGCTGCAAACAGGGAAATTGCAACATCTGCTGGATTCCCTGATTTTGCTTCGTATACCAAATACGAAGGCAACATAAACGCCTACAACGAAGCTCAAACAAATTTTGCAAACAAGAAAATTGCAATAGCCGCTGGTTTCCCTAGCTATGACTTATACACTAAGTTTAATGGCAACAAAACGGCCTATGACGAAAACGTTGCAGCCAAAGCCGCCGGGTTCCCAAACACCGCCGCTTCTGTTTTATTCAAGGGCGACATTGATGCCTACAACGCGGCAAAAACAGCCGCAGGAACCGCCAAAAACATTGTTGATAAAAAAGAAGGCGTTGAGTTGGATCTGCGCTATGACGTCAACAAAGACGGAAAGGTTACTTCCTCTGACGTTTTGCTGCTTAACAAGGGCACTCCAATCAGGACTGATATTGAAGCCTCTGGAGCAAAAACAATTGCTACGCTTGACGCTGAAGCTAAAGCATTAGGTTTTCCGGATAACGCAACTTATACGCAATATGATGGTAATGTTAGGGCCTACAACAGAGCCCAAACAAATGCTGCAAACTTGCAGACGGCAACAACCGCTGGGTTTCCTAATTTTGCTTCGTATACCAAGTACAAAGGCAACATAGAAAATTACAACGCGGCTCAAACAAAATCTGCAAATTTGCAAGTGGCAAAAGATGCCGGGTTCCCTAATTTTGGTTTATATACTAAGTATGGCGGAAGCATAGAGGCCTATAACACAGCCCAAACAAATGCTACAAATTTGCAGACTGCAAAAGCTGCTGGCTTTCCTGATTACGCTTCATACACTCAATTTAACGGTAATTTGGCGGCTTACGAAAAAGCAAACAATGATGCCAAAAACATCCGCAAAGCGACAGATGCTGGATTCCCTGACTACGCTACATATTTGCAATATAACGGAAAAATTGCTGACTACACAACGGCTAAGAAAAACGAGGCAGACCAGCTAATTGCGACAACCGCTGGGTTTCCAGACTACGCAACATACACGCAATACAAAGGAAACAAGACCGCCTACGATACTGCCGTGTCTGATGCCGCAAATAAAAATCTAGCCACTGCGGCTGGGTTTCCAGACTATGCCTCCTACACAAAGTACAGTGGCAATATTGATGCGTACAACACGGCCCAAACAGACGCCACAAATCTGGCTACTGCCAAGGCTGCTGGGTTTCCAGACTACGCTACCTACAATCTCTACAAGGGCGACATTGGTGCATTCAATACGGCCAACGTAAATGCTGCAAATTTGCAGACTGCAACAGCCGCAGGCTTCCCTGACTACGCTGCCTACACCGAATATAAGGGCGACGTAGGCGCGTACAACAATGCCTTAACCGCGTCCGCAAACCTCAAGAGGGCTACCGAAGCAGGCTTCCCAAATTACGAAAGCTACACGCAGTATGGTGGCAACGTGAACGCATACAGGGCCGACTCTGATGCAAAAATTGCTGGGTGGAAAGATGCGGCAGAGCAAACCAAAGCCAGCACGGCTGGGTACACAGACCCGTCCACCTACGCAACCTATTTGACAAACACGGCCAACGCCCAAAGGGCTACCGATGCGGGATTCCCTGACTACGCCACATACGTTCAATTCAATGGTGACTTGGCGGCTTACAACGCCTCCAAATCGACCGCTACAAATACTGGTGGTACTACGGGTGGTGTAACGACAGGCGGGACTACCACTGGAACTACCACAGGTGGTACTACCGGCGGAGCTACCACTGGCGGGACTACTGGAACTACTACTGGCGGGTCTACTACCGGAGCCGGTACTACCGGAGCAACAACAGGATCTACCACTGGAACCACTACTGGCGGAACCACGGGAACTACTACCGGGACAACAACTGGTGGAACCACAGGAACTACAACTGGCGGAACTACCGGTACTACAACCGGAACCACAACTGGGTCTACGAC